TGACGAGATCAAAATTAAGCGTTCCACCACCCAACAAGTTAACGTTTGTAAATTTACCTCTAACTCTACCAATGGTTATCATAGTTAAAGCTAAGACATATTCATACACCCATTGCTCTTTTATAATATCTCTAATTGGTCTCTCAATATAGCAGGATACTACACCATAGAACCTGCTACTGGTGCTAGGCTGTGGGTAGATTTGCAGGTATTGAGTTCTAGGATCAAATTTAAGATCCCTTCTAGTAGCTAAAACTTTCTCTCTTGTATCTAGCCATTCTTTAAGTGAATACCAAGAAACTAGATCAAATCCATAATTGCCTAACGCATAAGAAAAATATGTTTGCTGAGCTAATGTCTGCTCTAAGGTAAATAATGTGTTAATACCGGTAGTTGACCCCTCTTCAAAATCTGTAACATCAACAACTTTTCTATAATCCATTACATCATAATCAAATACATTTTGAAATGTAATAGCTTCAGATGAGAGTCCTTGTAAGGTTAAAGTCTTCTGTATATTTTCAGTAAAAGCAGCAGTTAATGACTGATTAAACGATGTGATTGAACCATATAATGTGCCATTAAACAATTCGAATTGATTTATACCAGAAGTAAATGTAGCTGATAACGCGGAAGAGCTGGAAAAAACCGTGCTATCCAAGCTCGAAGTAGCGACAAAAATTGTTTCTGCAGTCTCACCATAAAATTCACTACTCGGTCCGGTTGGGTTTGTGCCAGCTACCTCTCTTGCGTTTGCATTTAAATTAGTATTTGCTAATGTATACAGTAAATCTAACCGGATGCCTTTTTTACTCTCATATAAGTTGGAGTCAAAAATTAAATACTCCTGTGTAAATCCGGCATACTTAGTAAAATACTCTACAGCGATTTGAATATTTTCACGTAACTGATCTGAATGAATTTCAAGCGATATTAAGGGCCACCCCAATGATCTCTTAACTCTATCACCTAACCTATCATAAGTTTCTATCTTATTATTAAGGTTAGTTGAAAGAAAGGCTGATAATGGGGTTATTTCACAAGCAGATGCCATGTATATATTTATACAACATAGTAATTATCTACACAAATTTAGTTATACCTCTGTTTCCGCTGATGCATCAACATCAGTATCAGCTATATCTATATCATCTTCACCACCAACATCAGCTGGCCCGCCACTAAACTCAGGTATACCGCCTTCACCTCCACCTCCACCACCTAAATCACCTTCTGGTCCACCAACCATATCTCCTGCTATATCTCCTGCTACTAATTGCTCCTTCCAGGCCGGACCTGCAGCTTGAATTTGAGATAGCTCCCATTGCATTTCTGCATCTTTTCTAAGGAATTCTCTATTAGCGAGAATATCACGATCCTTCCATCCGAGATATTTTTTCTGCGCGTATGTAGCACTTACAAACTCGTTAGATGCTATATTGTTATAATTTGATGCTTTAAGTTCAAGTCTTTGACTCTCTCTAAGCTCAAAGAAATTTGTAGGTACATTAAAAATGATATCAAAATTTGTTTCACATAAATCATATTTATCCCACCTACCTGTTAGCTTAAGATGTGTAATAAATCCTCGTTTAATACCAGCTGCAAATCTTTGTTGTTGACGGATAACAAACTTAGCAAACTTAAGCTCTTCGCGTAAAGTAATTGATGTATCAACTGCTCGATCTTCCGGGTCAATTCTTGTTGTTGGTACTTTTAACGCCTTATACAACTTCTTAATAAAATACATTAAGTCTGCTAGCTCACCTAAGTTCGCACCACCTGGTAATTGTGTTACTGATGTACCTTCAGACCCTTGCCTCTTTGCAAACCAAAAAGCATCAAGCATAGACTGTGGATTAAACTTTTTAACTACATCACCTTGATCCATATCAAATGTCTTCCTAGACCAATAATTTTGAATAAGTTTTCTTAAATAAGCTTCAGCTTTCGGTGGCGCCATATTACCAACATCTACATTAAATACCAATCTCTCCGGAGCACGAACAAGTCTATAAATAACAATCGCGTCTTCAATTAAAGATAACTGCCGGAAAGGACGTCTTGCATTTTCTAGGAACGGAGTAACAAATTCCTTAGTCTCATTATAAACACCAGAGTTTATATAAACTATTTGATTCGCATCCATTGGTACAAAATCATACTTTTCAACTTTATTAGGTTGAGTTTCGCTAAAGACAGGCTTTTTATAAATATAACCTTTAACTAGCATATTTTGTATATTATTATATACAGGGTCAATAAGCTCTGTCGGTAAGTTAATTGACCCTAATACCCCCTCCTGAGTATATTTATCATGTAATATAAGCTCAAAAAAGACCTCACCCTCGACCAACAGCTGTCTAAAATATTGCCAGCCCTTTTGTTTGAGGTCGAAAAAATCAATAAATTTAAAAAACTCATCTTCAATATCCTTTTTATCCGTTACATTCAAGTCTATATTATCAAAATTAATTTTCGCGATCTCACCTACATCATTTTCATTAATTGCCTCATCGCATATTTCATCTAGAGCATCTGCAATCTCTGAATATGCAGCCATAATTCGATAATCTCGTACACGACCAGGCTTATCTTCATTTATACTCGCGTACATGACATCAGCAAAAGTTGTATCTTTACCAAAATCACCAATAGCTACGTTATTATAGCTGTTTGAAGACGATACGGATGTTTTAGCTAATGCTTCTGCGCGTCGAGTTCCTGTTTTATTAAAAAATTTATATTTTGGGTTTAACTGGTCGTCGCTACTTACAGTGTCTGTATATGGTAATCTATTCTGTATATACTGGACGAGGCTTCTACCAAATGTAGAGGATTTGCCATCACTACTCACGTAAGAGCGGTTTCGATTAGGAGATGTATCTGCCATTGTGTTTATTTATTTATTCAGCAGTGAAGTAGAAACCACTTATACTATTTGATGATCCCCAACCAGCTGGATTTTTAATAATAATATCAAAATCACCGGCACCTGATAGGTAAGGTATATTAATTGTTAATACCTCATCATTTAATATCATGTAATTACTAGGATCAACAACAAATCCGGAGACTGTACCAGTATAGGTGGTATCTATAACTGTTAAGTTGTTTGTTAATGTGTTGTTATTTGCGCTTAGTAGTATCGCTTCGGTTCGAAGAAAGTTTGTACCAAGTATATTATAATTATATAGATTATAAGCAGATACCTCTTTATTGAGTGTTATCGGACTATCAGCTTCTATTATACTACCAGTTGTGGTGTGGTATATATTACTAATACTAGGAATTGCTGATAATATATATGTCTCAATATTACTAGTAGCTGTTAAGCTATTGAAGAAGTTTTCATAATCCAACGTTGTAAGAGGCTGTGTTAAGTTATAGGCATTGCTTGAATCTATAAAGTTTTGCTCTATAAAATAGATTGGAGCGGATTCTGTATTTTTATTTCGAAATAGCCACCCCTTTATTGTAAAGCTAGTATCTGCTACAACTCTAAATTTATCTGTGTGTGTTAGATCAGTGGGGTTATTAAATGCTATATTTTTACTCCAATCAACCTCTGTTCTAATTTCTATACTATTACTATCAACAGTTGGCTCTCGCCACGCTATAACAATATATGGATTAGAATAAGGTGCAAAGTTAGATATAATCTGCTCCATATCTTGCATATATCGAGCTATAATTGAAAAATTAATCTCTAAATTAATTGGAACAGGCATCCGGATCTCTGTACCGTCTGTTGCATTTGTATAGTTATATATATTGTTAATTTTATTAAAAACTCTATCTGTATCATAAGATACTGATGCTAAGTCGACCGCGACTACTGGGAGCGTTAAATTTTGCGCTTTATTAACAATATCATACATTACACGCTGTTTAGGAGCAAATACATATCTAACCTCAACGTTTTGACGAGCATTATTATTCTTATCATAACGCTTAATGACTGTATCATCGAACGCCGCGACAAATTGTGTCAATAGCGTTTTGATTTCGAACTCGTAAGTATAATTTTTGATACATATATTTATTACAGCTATAGAAATCTGTCAATAAAATATTTTGGTAGCTTATGTTTATTGTTAATAATATTTTCTGTGATGGTACCATCTAGAATATATGTTATGCAATAATCTTTTTCAGACCTAATACCTCTACCACAAGATTGAATCAAAGTGCATAGCATTTTATTCTGATACCACTTAAAATCAGCTTTCATAAGCCTCTCAATTCTAACATCTTTTGTAGGCAGAAAAGGCGCCTTAACAATAATTTGAAACCTCGCTAGATCATCTTTTAAATCTACACCAAACGTCATTGACGGTGATATGAGAACTGTTGGATCATCTGTTGCTGAGTGTTGTTCTAAAATATCTTCATTTCTCACCCCTGGTTCTCTGGTCAGATATCTACCGCCTGTTAACACATTAGAAATACTCTTAGTGATAGTATTATTATGCGTATGTATAATTCCCTTATCATTTTTATGATAGTCACATATCTCTTGAATTTGTTTTACAATCTTAGGTAGATTACTTTTTAGATTATAATAATTTAACTTAAATTTAGTGTTACATATAATAGGTGCATTCTTTGGATCAAATGTGGATCTCGCTTCAACATATTTAAATTTATCAATACCTAGAGATTTACAGAAATTTGCTGGATCAATAATAGTTGCAGACATCAAAATAACACCATCAGCATAATCAAAAAGTCTATGCGCTAGCTTGTTGACCTTTAGTGGCATAAATGTTACACCATCTTTATTTCGATCAAAAATATATTCTGACTCACTCCATGAATCTATAACGAGATTAATTTTATTGTGTAAATTTAGCAGCTTAATTATTTTGCTTTTAAGATCTATTAAAGTGCGTTTATTTGATGTGCTGCTTTTAGAGCCTACCATCTCTTTAAGATCAGTAATTTTATCATTAATACTTACTGCTATCGTGTTCAACCACTTATAACCGTCTGTCCTACTAGTAAAAACAGTATAAGTTATATCTGCAGCTTTAAAAGTTTTATATTCTATCTTACATGTAAATTGTTTTACTAATTGATCCTCTAATTCCGAAGCCTCATCACATATTAAAAATTGCCGCTTTTTAAGATGATCTGGTAGCGCAAAAAACATGCTGTAATTTAATGTATTAAATTGAGCAGTAAGTGCGTTATTTCTCTGCTCATAATATGGACAGCATTTTTTAACCCAACACTCTTCTTTAATTCCAGGCAGATGTAGACATGGAGCTACATCTACAGGAAAGTTAGGATCGATCGAGCATTGGTAATTTGATTTACCCTTTAAAACTTCAGTATCGTTAAATAGATCTTTATATTGATCTTGGAGAGATTTAGTAATAGTTAGAGCTGAGCAACCAAATGACGGTTCATCTTCACATTCATCACTATGTGAATAACCTCCACCATGCAACCGTTTAAAGGCAAGGTATGATGTAACTACCTCTCTAAAATTATCAGTACTTTCTCTTGATACATTGCCAATAGTTTTAGAAAGCATTGACTTACCGCTACCAGTTGGTGCATTACACACTATAAATTTATAATTATCTTCAAATGCTTGATTTATAGTATCAAGAACTTTTACCTGCATTGGGTTAGGATTATAACTACTAGGGAAATGAGTAAGTAATTTATTGTTTATCACATATATAGTATAGTCAATCTCCTGCAGATGGCAATATATAAACTAAATTATTATATATTTTCGACTTCTGGGATATATCTAAAAATTTAGATTGTAATACCTGATCTTTATCTTTTAAAAATGAGCTTAACTGATAGTTAAACACTAGCATATTTTCACTTTTTTCTACCTTGAATGGATATGGCATCTCATACATCTTAAGATTACCATCTATCTCAATCATAAATCTAATATAATGTTGCTTTATTTGAAATATCTTAAATTTGCCCTTCTTAAGTATTTTCTTATCTGTCTTAATTACTATATTTGATAATAAAAGAGGTTTAATATAGTTTGCAACATTTTCTAGACAGTTATTCATGTATTAATAAAGTTTAGTTTCTGGTCTGCAGACATTGGGTATATATTATCATTAAAATATTCCCAAAATTCTTCTGTAGCCGGTATCTGCTCAATTAAGTCACACTGCGCCATATTAATATTTCTATAATCCTGTATTAAAATATCCCACACTGTAATAATATTATCCTTAGCCTCATTAACCTGTGGAGGATTTGTAGGCGGTCTATAGTTGAGAGTTATTCTACCGTTTGTAGAGTTCAGCAGACTATAAGACTTTGTACAAAGCATGCGGCGCGTCGGCGGTCTACCATTTCTAGGTATCTTCCTGACAAACCGAACATCACATACATTGGCAAGAAGTATGCTATCAAGCGTTGACCTCTGTACTACCATTTTTTAATTTACAAATACCAAACAGCCTATCTTCATTTAAAAAGATACCTTTCTTAATTTTACCTACACCTTCAACGTCGATGTTTGAAACGGTAACTCCGAGATTATTAGGAAAGATTACAATATCACCCACCTTAGCGCCTTTGGCTTTAGGCCCAGCTAACAAGACCTTAGCTTTTCGCCACGCTCTAGGTACAGCATTCGTTGGTACTACAATACCATTCCGCTCAATCTCCCCCTCATCTGTTTCATCAATATATTTAACTAAAAGTATATCATCAAAAATAACAGACAACTCAAAGTCATCTGTTAAACCTATATCACCATCACTATTAGGTGATAGATCAATTAAATGTTTTTCGGGCTGTAACTTATTAATATCTACTGGCATATAATTATATATATGCTATAATTATATATAATCAAGACAATAAATTTACATATTGTTTTAATTCCCGTACTGAGATTTGCTTATTATTAGCAATGAGCGCTAAATCAACATCTTCTTCGTCTGGTGTCTTTTTCTTCTTTTTAATATATTGAATTCTCTTAAATTTAAGTCTCGGTATTAGGTAATAGTAGAGTTTATAAGTTTTCTGTTTATCGTCAAACAACGAGTGAAATTTATTTAACGTTTCATTTGTAAAGTTGACAGTATCTTTACTGTAAAAAGATAACCATCTATTTAAAAGAAATGGTACAAAGCTTTGTTCACCCTCTAAATCTAGAATACCCGGATCACTCTTTTTAGAGTAAAATAGTTTATTCTGTAATTGAAAAAAATTCATTATACTAAAATCTTCGATGTTGCTACCCACTGATCTAAAACTTCAGCATTAAAGTAATTAATTACAGCATGCATAAAATCTTCTACCTGCGCATCATCTAGATCCGAAGAATAGGCAAATCCTGGAGCCTTTCTACCCGCATTAACATTAATACCAGTGTGGCCGAGAGCTACATTATCTTTACTATATGTAATAGATACACTAACCTTACCTTCGTCTCTAACTTTATCATCTGATCCTATAAACTTATTCTGTACCATTAAATCATCACCATTCATTGCAATAGGTTTTGAGATGGCATTTGATAGGATATTTGCAATTGCAGTATTAAACAATCTCTGAAATGACACAGCACCTACAGGACACATATTAGGAATTTCCCAACAGAAATTAACTGCATCTTCAGAATAGATATAATCGTTTGATAGAGCATCTTCTAGATCAATTAAGTTATCACTAACGTACATAGGAGCGCGGAATGCGACAATATTACCTACAGGACCTACTTTTTTCTGAAAGAATTTATAAGCGAACCTATCATGAATTAAATTACCCTCGTATACTTGCTGATTAATAATCATATCTAATTATATACTATTGAATTTATAAATCAACTTACTTTATACTCGATAATATATATCATCAATTGATACCTTTGTCTTCTTTATATACCCCACACTTTTGAGATAATTATCAACTGTCGTTTCTCCGTAGTTATTCTCTGTCGATATAACTTCAATGTCGCATGTATCCCAATCGATACTTTTAAGGACATTCAGTTCCGCCCCTTCAACGTCTATCGAAAGGTAATTAATTTTTTTAATTTTATGCTCGCTCAATACATCTTTAAGTTGTCTACATCTGACTTTAATTAAATTATCTTTTGTATATTTTACTTCTCTTCGAATACGTTGTATATGTTCTGGTGGATATTTATCTACTAGCCCTGATAGACCCTTTCCATATTCATTTATAGATAGAAATTCAAATTCACCTTCTTCATCTGATATCGCGCAATTTTCGGTTAAACAATTCCTCACTTTAATAACATTTTCATAAGCCTGTGGTCTAGGCTCGATACATAAACCTGTCCATCCAACGTCTTCAAACATTTTTGTGTTACTAAATCTTTCACCGTCTTCTGCTCCTACATCTACAAACACACCATCTATAACAGTTTCAAAAAAAGTTTTGTAGATATATTTATCCTGACCATATTGACTATATGTTTTCATAAAATTTGTTCACCATTAATAATTCTCTTTATCGTTGGCCATATATTGTATCTATTCAATACAAGATTACGAGCTTCCCTTAACGCGTCTTTATTTATTGGTTGATCGAGAATATTTTCTAGTTTGGTACCACAACTATTTTTAGATATATCAAGTTCATAGTATGATCC